CCGTCTCAAGGGGCGGGCTTTTTTGCCGTGTCCGGGGAGTTTTGATGCTGGTTGGCCGCAGCCACCTCCCCGGCAGGCCATTAAACATGAAACCCACTTGCCAAAGGCTTGCAGGGATTGGGGGCCGGTTCGCCGGCTCCGGCTTTTGTCGCTTACCTGAGGTAAGAGACCTGAATAGGCTTGCGGAGTGCCAGCTTGGTCAAAACTCCGCTACTTTAGGATAACTATGTATCACACCACGTCACTCCAGAAAAACGAAAACCGAGGCTGCCACACCTGCGAGGCTAACGCTGTCTGTCTGTGGGTGAAAGGCATAGCTGTGTCGGCGCGAGCGGAGTTTATTTGCCAGAACTACACAAGCAAGGGGAGAGACCAGAATGGCGAAACGAAGCGACCCAAACGCTGATCTGCACCGCGCACCCTGTGATGGCGGCTGCGGGAAATCTATCTGGATGCCGCGCCGCAAAGACAATGACCGCTTCTACTGCCCGGACTGCAAGCGCCGGATATACGAGGCTCAGGCCAGAGAGTGGGAAAAGAGGAATCGGAAGTAATGAGTAAGAAAACGCTGACACCCAAGCAAAACAAATTCTGCCTTGAGTATGTCATTGACTACAATGGCACAAGGGCGGCAATTCGTGCAGGTTACAGCGAAAACACAGCTGGGCAAATTGCGGGAGAAAACCTTAAAAAACCTGAAATACAGGAACGCATCCACGAACTCGAAGAACAGGTAGCGAAAGAGCTGTCCATAGAAAAGGCAGATGTCTATCGTATGTTGTTAGATGTCTATTATTTAGCAAGGCAGGAGCGCAACCTGTCCGTGATGGGTAAAGCCGCCCAAGACATAGGCAAGATGATCGGGGCGTTCGTGGATCGCATAGATGCCAGCGTCAAGGTCACGCCAGAGTTTGTGGAATCAGCAGAGCGGGTTGTCGGAGTGCTTGAGGGTGCGCTAAAAAGCAATGAATGACGCCCAGATGCTTCTCGACACCCGCGAAAAGGTGCGGCACTACATAGCCAACGACTGGACTGTGCCGATCAAGCTTGGCTGGATGGTGATACAATCCGATGAGGGTGCGAAATTCCCCTGGATTCCGAACGACACACAGCAGGAATTGATTGATCTTGTCTGGGCGAAGTGGGAAGCCAATGTCGAGCCTATCCGCATCCTTGTCCCGAAGCCACGCCGCTTGGGTATCTCCACCGCTGCCGAGGGCATGGGCTACGCTATCACATCCTTTGTCCCAAATCAATCCGGCTTCCTGCTCGGCTACAACGATGAGAACGCCCGCACCATATTTGAAATGACGCAGCGCTATCACCGGGAGATGGAACCGTTCCTGCGCACCAAGACCAGAGCCACCAACGCCCAGGAGATCGTTTTTAGCGAGACAGACGGCAAGCTGGTGATCGGCAGTGCGCAGAACAAAGAGATACGCGGCAAGGGCATCACATTCTTTCACGGCAGCGAAGTGGCATTTTATCCAGACCCGAAAAAGACCCTCGGAGGGCTTTTGCCTTCCATCCCAGAGCGTCCACGCACTATTATCATCCTTGAAAGCACCGGCAACGGCGTAGGCAACTGGTTCGAGGAGGCTTGCAGGGCAGCAGAGCGTGGTGAAAACAACTGGACGCTGTTCTTCATACCCTGGTGGAAAGAGCCGAAATACAGCGTTCCGTTGCCAGAAGGCTATGACCTGACCCCAATGTCCAGCGGGCAGTATGGCGATGAGATATACTACCAGACCACCTACAACCTGACCCCGGAACAGCTATACTGGCGGCGCAGGGTGATAGACAACCAATGCCAGGGCGATCTCAATTTCTTCATGCAGGAATACCCGGCAACCCTTGACGAGTGTTTCCAGGGCACGGGTTACCCGGTATTCTCGCACGAGATATTGAACCAAATGGCAGCCGAAGCGAAGCCGCCCGCCGCCACCGGCCACATCGAGGGCAACGAGATAGTGCTGTCCGAGGATGACCGGGGCTGGCTCAAGGTCTGGCAATACCCATGCGAGGAAGAGTGGCATCACCGCTACTGCATCTCCGCAGATACAGGCGGGACTTGGGAAGGCGCGGACTACGATTCGGCCTATGTCCGGGACAGGGTGACGGGCGAGACCGTAGCCGCCATACACGGACACTTTGATGCTTACGAGTATGTCGAATACCTGTATGTCCTCAGCCAATGGTATCACAACGCCATGATCGCCATTGAGATCAATGTAGCCGAGAGCGAGACAGACGAGTTCGGCAATACCGTGGTGGATTTGATGCTGCGCCAGCACCCGGATGCCAATGTCTATCGCAGAAAGGTGATAGACGACCAGTCCAAGCGCGAGACCACCCGTGTTGGATTCCACACCAACCGCTCAACCAAGCAGAGCATAGTGGATCATCTGCGCCAGTTCGTGAATGAGTGGCCTGTCAAGCGTCAGGCGTTCAACGACCGGGGACTGGTGGATGAATTGAAAACCTATATCGTCACCCAGACCAAGACCGGGAAAACGTCTTGGAACGCTGTCGAGGGCAAGAAAGACGATAGGGTGATGAGTTTTGGCATAGGTCTGGTTGTCGCTGAGACAATGCCGATGCCGTATCTGAAGAAGCAACAGCCCAAGACACAGACCACAGAGGACGCTTTGGAGGCGATACTATAATGCTGATACACTCTGATTGCCTCGAAGCCCTGCGCAATCTGCCCGACAACAGCGTGGACAGCGTTGTCACCGACCCGCCCTATGGCCTGAGCTTTATGGGTAAGAAATGGGATTATGATGTCCCAAGCGTAGACATCTGGCAAGAGTGCCTCCGTGTGCTGAAGCCCGGCGGCTATCTGCTGTCATTCGCCGGAACCCGGACACAGCACCGCATAGCCTGCGGGATAGAGGATGCCGGGTTTGAGATACGGGACATGATTGCTTGGGTCTATGGCAGCGGATTCCCTAAGTCTCTCAATGTGGGGAAGGCGGTTGACAAGATGCAGGGGAATGAGAGGGATAATATCGGGGCTAATCCAAACCAAAGACCAAACTCAAATCCAGACCTTTACACAATAAACGGGAATAAATCGTTTTCGCTCACCAGGGGCAACAGCCCCTACGAAGGCTACGGCACGGCCCTCAAGCCCGCGCTTGAACCTATCACCGTCGCCCGGAAGCCTATCGAGGGCACGGTTGCCGCCAATGTGCTGAAATGGGGAACGGGTGCGATAAATGTGGACGGGTGCAGGGTGGAAGGAAATCCTGTTAGCGTCCCGATGCCAACGGGCGGAACGGGCAATATATACGGATTCAAGAATGGAGTTGGTCGAAATGGTGAAATGTCAGACAATAGCAGGGGCAGATTTCCCGCGAACTTCATCCACGACGGCTCAGACGAGGTGCTGGAGTTGTTTCCGGAATGCAAACAGGCAAACGATGTTAGCGAGTTCAAGCAACTTGAATCAATGAGGTTTAGCGCCGGCGGGCAAGGCGTAATACCGCAAAAGCAGACTAACGGGAAAATAATCACAGCATCAGCCGCACGGTTCTTCTACTGCGCCAAAGCAAGCAAGGCGGAGCGGAATATGGGGTGCGAGGGAATGATGCCTGTTCGCGATGCGGACAGGGCAAAAGACGACGGAGCGGGGGGCAACAATCCACGCAATAGAAGCAACAATCCAAAGCAGAACCACCACCCCACCGTCAAGCCCCTTGCCCTGATGCGATACCTTGTCCGCCTCGTGACACCGCCAAATGGCACGGTTCTTGACCCGTTTCTGGGTTCAGGCACTACCGCCATTGCCGCCGTGTTGGAAGGCCGGGACTGGATAGGTATTGAGCGGGAGGCAGAGTATTGCGACATAGCAAGGGCAAGGATAGCGGCGGCAGAACCGCAACAGATAGAGGTGGCATTATGAAGGGTATAGGATGAACGACTACGCCAAGAAATATGAACGCATAGAGCGCAAAGAGTTTAAGCTCGCGGACTGGAAAGAACTGTTTGAGCGGGCGAAACGCTATCGTGCTACCTGCGGGTGGGACAGCGACGCCGAGTATGCCCTGCGGCTACGCAAGAACGACTTGCCGCTACGCAATATACAGGGTCTGCCGCAATGGAAAGGGAAAATCTACCGGGATAACTGGCTGTGGAAGATAATCAAGCTCCAGGTCTCTATGCTGACAGGCTCGGACCTGCAGATTGACCTGCGTGGCTATACCGGGGTGGTGACACCGGCGCAAGACCTACTGGAGCAGGAGGTAAACTACGCTCACGATGCCTTCGATTTCACCTCTGCCTATGAGGATGCGCTCTATGACGCTAAATACTGCGGTTTAGGTTGGATTAGGTGCATCTGGAACACGCGCAAGCCGACACCTAACTACCCGACAGGCACACCGCTCCCGGAGTATGTGGACGCGCTCAATATGTATGTCGATCCGGCCACCAGACAGCGGGACATGAGCGATTGCCGCTATCTTTTCCACGAAGATTACATGGATCTCTACCAGCTATATAAGCGCTATCCGAAATACCGGGATAAGCTGGCCGAGACCATAGACAACCGCAATCCAGAGCCGACAAACAGGGTGCGGATCGTGACCTTGCAATACCGCAGAACGATTGACGTAGAGAAGGTCTATATCGAGGACAGGGACACCGGGGCAAAGAGTGATTTCCTGCTTGATGAGTGGACTGACTACATAGATAAACAGCGTGATCTGCCTGAGACCCAAGCACTATACGAGCAGTATGTCGCCGAGACAGAGCAGATGAACGCCCAGAACCCGCTGCTTGAGGAAGAAGTCCTTGACTACGGGCAATGGCTCATGGAGGGCGGGTCTCTGCCCGAAAAGGTCGTGATGATCGGCGCTATCGAGGTTGAAGAGGACGCGGTTTATCAGACCATATTCCTGCCTGACCACGACATTGTTTTGGAACAGCCGCAGTATGTAGGCAAGAAATTCACTTATTTCCGGCTGGTGGGCATCCCAGAGCCAGACAGAGCCTATCCCGGTGGCTTGCCGAAGTATCAAGGGGACCTGCAGGAAGCCAGCACTATCATTATGACCATCCTGCTTGTCCAGGCGGTCAAGACCTACAAGAACGAGAAGCTGATAGCGGAAGATTCACTGGTCAATCAAGAGAGCTACCAAGAGCGTGGCTACGAGATAGGCATGAACCCCATCGTCAAAGACGAATGGCAGTTAAGGCACCCCGGCCAGAAAGCCGTGGAATACATGAAGCTGCCGGAGTTCCCGACTGCCCTGTCCTATCTCAATGATCAGATCATAAACGCCCAAAAGACCTTTGGCGGGGCTACGGACGCCATGATGGGGCTGCAATCCTACGCGGGGGACAGTGGTATCAAGGTGGCACAGCTACAGGCCGCCAGCCGCACCTATACCCGCGAGGATGTGGAGAATTACCGCAGATTCGTGACGCAGACGGTGGAGTGGCTGAAAGAGGCCATTGTCATGTATCGCAACTATCCGCATCAGATACAAGGCTTGGATCACAACGACAGGCCGGGCATGGTGGACGTCAGCACGGATGTGGTGAACAAGATGTCCGCAGACAACTACTACGCAGAGATCACTATTCAAGACAATCAGGAAGTGGTGAAGCAGATGGAGCGCGAGATAGCGACCAGCCTGTTTGATCGCGGTCTGCTTGCGCCTGTGGAACTGCTGCGCCAACTTGACAGGCCGAATCCGGAAAAGACCATTGAGGATGCCGAGAAATACCGGGGCGAACAGCAGGCTTTGGAAATCCTGCGCCAATTCCCCGAAGCACAACAGATTTTACAGCAATTCGCACAGCAGGCACAGATGGCTAAAGGCCAGCCTGCGCAAAATACACAATAGCAATACCCGCAGACCCACAGGGGCAACAGCGGGCATCTATGGAGGACACAGATGAATGACACAGAAAGACAGCCGGTAGAAACCGAGGAAATCGTAGTCAATGACACTCCCGTAATCGTGGAGCAAAGCGTCAATGACACCATTACGGTCAAGATACCGTCAGACCTTTCAGACGAGGCGAAAGAGGAACTGCGTAAGAGCATCGAGGAGGGCAATGTGTCCAAACTCGTGGCCGCGTGGAACCGGAAGAACCAGCTCAAGAACGAGGAAATGGCCGAGATCGAGCGGATCAAGGCAGAACTGACCGCACCGCCCAAGACCGAGGAAAAGCCGAAACAGGAAACCAGCACACAGGCTCCGCTGTGGAAAAGGCTGAACCTGAAAAGCGAGGCTGACCTTGAGGACTGGGCGATTGACCATCCCGAAGAGTATCATCGCGAGATCGCACGGGACGCAGCGGAACAGCAGATCGCCGAACACCGCGCCCAGCTGGAAAAGGAATGGGATGCCCGGCTCGCACAGCTAAAACAGGAGCAGACCCGCACCCAGACCCAGGCGCAAATCACCGCATCCGGCTACGATCCCCTCGAAGTTGAGGCTTTCGCCAGAATGTATGGCGTTACCGATCTTGGTAAGGCTTTCACTCTCTATCAGCGCGTGCATCAGGACAAATCAGACCCGGTGCTGAGAGCGCAGAAAGAGGCTCAATCCAAACAAATCAATTTCATCGAACAGCAGCACTACAGACGCAAGACAGCGCCCACCCAAGAGGAAATCGCCAGCATGACTGACGAGGAACTGGCTGAATGGGCTGAAGCCGCAAAGGAGCTTGCTATTCGTGAATCATAATCCAATCGGAGATAGTATAAAATGCTTAGAACAGCAGCCGTAGCGCAGGCAGTAACCGCGCTCGACGAGAAGCTCAGACGGGAGGCCAAACGCCACCTGTTCTGGAGCCGCTTCATGGGGAATATCAGCAAGCAGGAGAACTATAACAATGACATGGTTCTCTCGCCGTCCGAAAAACCCATCGAAGTAAACTCAATGATCAACTCCCCCGGCCTCGGTGACAGGATGCTCATACCCATGACCCTCGAACTGGCCGGACTTGGCCGCCTCGGTGACGCCGTGATGCTCGGCCACGAAGAGGACATTGCCCGCAAGTATGCCATGATCCATTACAACCAGATCAGACACGGCGTTCCCTTGCAGAAAGGCAAGAAAGAATATAGTGTTGACAAGATTCTCCAGATTCTGGAAGATCATGTCGGCAAGCTCGGTTGGTGGTTCGCCCAGCGTGAAAACTGGGAAATCATCCACGCCATTTATCTTGGGGCGGGCGAAATGCTCACCACCTCGACTACCGATGCCACCTACGGGCAGGGTCTTGGCCTTGACAAACGTATCCACCCCAACCTTTACGGCTGGGACAGCACCGACGCCAAGCTGTATGGCCTAATGGGCGGCAACGGAACGCAGGGCGCGGCCTTGCAGCGCTACCCGACCGCCGCTGAACTCTACCAGTTCGTCAAAGACGGCGACTATGTGGGGACGAACGGCACCGACACCGACGACTTCGCCAATCCCGGCCCAATGACCACCGCCTGTCTGCGCAAAGCTCGGACGCTCGTGTATAATGACCTTTACCTGAAGCCACTGTTTACTCACAACGGCCAGAAGTATTGGGGCATTATGCTTGACCCAGTTCAGGCCGACACGCTGCGCGCGGATGCCATGTTCGTGGCCAACGGCTCTGCTGCCCCGCTCGCCTACGGTCTGGAGAATCATCCCATGATCAACGGCAGCATCGGAATGTATGGCCAGTTCGTGGTCTTTGAAGATCCCGTTGCCGTGCGTGGCTGGGTTGTTGACGGAACGAACGTTGACATCCTGGGAACCAAGACTGCGGTCTATGACACTACCGACAAGGCCAATCCCCGCTTCCTGCCGCAGGAAGGCCGCACGGTCTGGGGTGGTGGCAGTAGCAACCGCGTGGCTATCATCATGGGCGGCTCGATGCTCGGCAAGGCTGAATACAGCCCGCTGTCCTTCGAGACCGAATCCTTCGACTACAACAACTGGAAAGGCTTGGCCGCCGGAACGATGTATGGCTACGAGCGTCTGGACTTCATTGCTGAATCCGAAACTCCGACCCACAGCGAACTCACCACTTCCAGCGCCAGCACCGTGTATAACCGCAGTTCCGCCCTGATCATGACCTGTCAGGACTAAGGGGAGGTAGATAATGGCTAACGCGATTACCAGTAAAACCCTCGCCAATGCGTCCAATCACGAGCGGACACCCATCAAATACTACGCCACCATCACCGGCATACGGAACGCGCACACCTACCACTACCTGATGCCAAGCGTCAAGTGCAAGCTGTTGGGCGCGAAACTCAACATCATCACTGCGGCCGGAGCGGTTGCACAGACGGCCACCGCCGTCACGAAAGAGACAGCCGTGCCATCCTCAACCATTCCGTTCGACACGATCACCCAGACCACGGCGGTAGGCAAGGGAACGGCGGTTGACGGTGACGCTCTGATGGCGACAACCAACGCACTAAACGCGGTCAGCGTTCTGGTGTTCACTCCCAGCGCCAACTTCAATGATGCGGTCGCCACATTCGATCCGGCGAACAATGACGCGATCATATTCGACTTCCACCACGCCAATAACAGCACCCTGATGGTTGCCGTTCTGGAAGTGGAGTTCATCCCCGTAATCTAACAACTAACCGGGCGGGGGTTCGCCTCCGCCCTTAATTTTGAGGACAAAATGAATGTCTGATACACAAATGTTAAGCAAATACCTGCCAAAGAAGCTGTATAATGCCGCCGCAGACGAGGACGGAACCGACCTGACCGCGTTGTCCGGGCTTGCTAATGAAAGGCTGGACGTGCTGGAGGACATCGCCACCGACCTGAAAAAGGTTTATGCGGACCTCGAAACGATGATCGGGGACTATACGCCAGAGGACACGGACCTCGCCACCGACCTGGCAAAGGTATATGGCGACGTAGAGACAGCAGGGACAGGGCTTCTTGCCAGGGCTACTGCCCTCGAAGCCGTAGCCCCCACAACCGGAGCGCCGATAACGGCTCAGGTAAGAGCAACCGCGATCTCCTCACATGGCAATAACGACGAGATAACGTGGACAGCCGTGGCTAATGGTAAAGATGGCAACGGTATCACTATTGACATCACGCTGTCTGCCGAGGCAAACGGTATAGACATTACCGTTGATGGCAAGGCTATCGCTGTTGATGTCAAGACTGGCCAAGGCACCACGGCTACTGATGTGCTTACTGCCGTTAATGCCCACGAAACTGCCGGGTTGCTTGTGCAGGGCGTGTTAACCGGGTCGGGTGGCGCAATTACTGCTGACTCTGTTGTGACAGATGGCGGAGCAGACATCACAGCGGGAGCGCCCGGCGCCATCCGCTACGAAGCAGATAAGATTTGGATCAGCGTAGGTGAATCAACCGCAAGCGTAAGCAATTGGAAATATGCGGCTCTGTTGCGAGGATAGGATGAACAAACTACAGCTACACCTCCAAGTCCCGCACAGGGAGAGCGTAGGCGGCGATACCCAACCGCCCCGCACCAATACCCGCAGGGAATACATCAAGGAAATCTACCGCTATTTTGGGTGGACTATCCCCCCGCAATGGCAGACATCAGCCACGCCCGAACCGCAGTTCAGCGAGCCGGAAAGCACAGACACGCCTAAGACCAAGCGGATCAAGGTTGTCAAGAAGTGATAAATAATGACCTGATATTGCGGCGGTTCTTCGCCAAGTATAAGGCGCACGTAGCCGACTACGACACATTCAAGGCCGCGTTCGATGATGCGTTCGCAGACGCAGTTGACAGTGGCTACACGGGGACATTCGGGGAATGGCTTGAGGCCATCGCCACGTCATCGTCCGGGTGGAATGTGTATGGCGGCAATATCTATATCCAGCCCACCGCGCCAGCAAACCCAAATGTAGGCGATGTGTGGTATAATACCCAGTTTTTAGAGGAGAGCCAATAATGCCGAGTATTATTTCCCCCCCGATGATAGACAACCCGCCGGTTTCCGCAAACAGGATAATAAAGGTTGAGCTGGCCTATGCGGTGTTTGCCTTTACGGGCGACATAGACGCCAAATACAAGGCCGGAACCGGAACAGTGGGACCACAGGAAAAGATAGGCGATTGGTTCTACTACACCACGACCGGCACATACACCATGCTGCCAAGCGTCAGCGGTATTCCGGCCGATATAAAGTGGATAGACACGTTCGGCGGCGACACGTCAAGCCTGACAACCAAAACCGCGCACTTTCTGTCCTCATACATAGACGAAACGCTGTCATTTACCAATAATTGGGCGAATATCGGCACAGGATTCACAATAAACGATTCCACGATGCCGCACCGTGTCAGGGTATGGATGCGTATCACCTACGTGATCGAAAGCGTGACCAATGTCTATGTCACGTCACCCAAAGACGTAGTATTGAACGCCACAGCCCCTTTCACCTTTGGCACCATTAAGTATGGTGGGACACGCGAAAGCGTGACCACGACCTCCGGCATAACGGGGACAACCCTCAGATGGATGGAAACAACCGTTTATGTCTGGGGTGGCGTTGACGGGCTTGATATGGCGGACTACACGCAAAGCGCCGGAAACTCCGTACCAACTGGCAGGTCATCCGCATACGGGATTGTGTATCTGGACGCCAATGGAAATGTTGCTCCCGGAGGGCAATATCTGTTCCCTTCCCCACAAATAAGCATTGGCAACATCGTGGCCTTGCCCAATGACGTAAACCCCACCCCCGGCTATATCACGTCAACACACCCGCAGCGCCATTTGCTTCCGTCATACTGGACGCCGATATTGTTTTACGTCGACAATCAACACCTGCCACTCGGTATCGGCCAAGCCGGAGATACGCTCGCCCGCGTGATATTTTACGAATACGGCGAATACCCAAACATGATGTCGATTCCGGTGGATGACACAGACCACAATCTTGTGTATAGCATCACAGCCCTTGAGGGCTTGGTGCGCAGAAAGACGCTTTTGCTGTTAGACGGGGAAAAACAGTTTAGCATCCCTGTCAGGATCACCTGTCCAGACGACAACGAATTAACCGCAGTCACTTATGACGTGGAACTTGTGGGGGCGGGCACGGAGGTTTATTGGCAAAACACCGCAACCCAGGAGTGGACACGCGCCACTTGTGTCAATGCGGGCAATGAATCCATTATACCGGATACCCCAACAACCATAGCCGACATTACTTCCGAGGGAATACACAACATCAACCTTGCCGTTGATGTGGACAAGCTACGCGCCCAACTCCCGGAAGAGGCGGCAGGGAATCCTGTGGCGGTCAGGGTGGCCGTTACGGTCAGCGGGACAGACATAAACAGCGATCCCGCCGCGCCAATCGACGCGACATACATTACCCTCTATATCGACATGAGGGCGGGGTCTTTCTCTGTCGCCGACGTTAGTAGCACCGTGTATGGCTCTACATTAACGACCCTGAAGTATACCCTTAATCTGCCATATCCAAGCAGCGCTTACGCCTTTGACCAAAACGATTTTGATTTTGGATTCAATAATAATTCGGTGTTGCTTAGTGTGGGCAAACACGCCATTCGCGGAAATGTGGGCGTAATGCAAAACAACGGTCTGTCGATAGCTTACACGATGAGCGGAACAACAACGCTAACAAGTGGCAGCACCGTCATCACCGGAAATTATAAATCAGACATGGACGGTTTAGCGTCAACCGCAATCACCATAACCACCGTAACCACCAATGACTTGTCGCTACTGACCATAGACCAGGCCTCTCTGTTCAACTTAGATAAGGCCACAACGTCTATTGCCACGGTTGTGGACGCAACACCCCAATGAAAATAACGGACAACGCCGGGACTATCCACAATGTATTCCCCTATATGTGGAATGGAGACAGGTGGGAACGCTTCCCTGAGAGAATCCAGTATCAAGGTGACTGGTGGATAATCTATTATTTGTTCCCAACGATATTTGTGAACTGGCGCGGTCTGTTTAATTTGGACAATGCAATGAGCGTGAACTTTACGATCAACATTGATAAATTATTGCCTTCCGGGTATTATAACCCTGATTTGCCGTATTAGGAGAGCAAATGACCAAAGACACACTATTAGCGCAAATCCTGGCTCAGATCCCGGACTGCCCGCATCACCTGGCCTCGGCTTATCTCATCGAGTTCATTGAGCGGCTGAAAACCAACGGCAAGCAGCAGATGGTGGACATAACCGAGTTCACCAACGACGGACACGCCGCCTATCTGCCGGATAAGGTCATAAGCGTGCAGAAGATGTTCGCCAACGGCCTTGAGATGGCGACGGACATGGATGAGGCAAGGGCGATCTACGAACTTTATATGCACCCCGCCCCGACTACGGCGACCGCTACGATGCTGACCGATGAACTGGGTGCGATCCTGACGGATGAATACGATAATCCGCTCGAAATAGAAGCAACAGCATAGAGGTAATAATGCCAAAAATAAGTGAATTAACCGACATCACGACCCTTGCGGTTGGCGATAAGATTCCCGTTCTGGACGTGAGCGACACCGGGACACCCAACCCTGCCGGGACAGTCAAATACACCACTCCCGCAGAGATCAAGACATCCGTGCTTGGTGCGGGCGTGGACATCGGCACAGACGGCACAGGCAATATCGTGACCACGAACGGCATCCAGTCGCTGAGAGACAAGACCCTGACCGATCCGACCATTGATGGAGCGAAAGTCTCCGGGATTGTCACCGTGGATGACGGCTGCACTATGACCACACCCGTATTGGACAGCCCGGCCATCAAGGGCGGCATAATTGACGGGGCGGCGATAGACGATACTACCACGGTTGAGATCGACGCCGGAGCGGTGGCTTGCTCTACTTTGGTTGACAAGACATCGACCCAAACCCTGTCAGGCAAGACGATGATCACCCCGATCGTGGCGAGCCTGTATCAGGACACTGACAAGACCTATCTTGTAACAATGCCCGCCAAGACGGACACCCTGGTTGGCAAGACAACCACCGACGTGTTGACCAACAAGACCTTGACCACCCCGGTGATAGCGAGCCTCCGCGCGGTGGACGGAGGCGGGCTTATCAGTATTCCGGCTTCCGAAGGAAAAGACACGGTTGTTCTGGCAGATGCAGAACAGACGCTAACAGCCAAGATCTTGACCACGCCAACTATCACGAACCCCGTTGTCAGCGGCGGCACAATGACCGGGGTCACCATCGACTCGGCCACATCAAAGATAGACGGAGACACCCTTTCAACGGTGCTTGGGTTAAAAACGGACCTGGACGCGCAATCCACCTACACCTGCACGGTGAAACTTGGCAACGGGTCCGGGACAACTGACACCGTAACTGCAGATGAGATATTTACGGCGCTCAACTTGACAGGCATCAACAGCACCTACTACAACATCATCGCCAACAGCGTGAATATGACCCTCTGGATTGACAAAAACACTTATGAGTATGTGACGGTGGGCGGGGCGGTGACCGCAAAGATGGCGGTGTCCGGCACGGGCGTGAATGCGACGATGGATTCCATAGCGTTTGCCGGACTGACCGCAAGCAAAGAGTATTATCTGGCTGTCAGCTTCCGCACCGTAAAGGTGTAAAATGACCTTGCTTGAAGATATTGCTCTGGCGATAGACGGGATATACGGGCAGAACAGCCTGTATAGCTATCACGTCCTCAAATCGGGGCAAGTAGTGTTCAGCACGGATATGAGCGACTACACAGTTACGGCTATGTGCGTGGTGGCCGATCCGCTCATCTCTCTGGACAATATCCCCGACCGCTTCCAGTTAGCCGCCACCTACTGGATAATGCACCGCTACTATGCGGGACGTGATGCGGGCCTGTCGAACTACTACAACCAACTCTACGAGGTGGAGTGGGCGAAAGTTTGCCATAACCGCCTGAAACCGCTTGTCAGCTATATTGGAAGTGACCTATGACCTTTGGCGAGATATACAGCGAAATCATCCTGAGAGCCGGAGAGGGCTACGATGCCTACTTGGACAGGGCCAAAGAAATGTTCTGGAAAGCGGTATCAACGCTTATCAACAAGGGTGAGTTCACAGTTGAAGAAGTGCGCAGGCTGGAGCGCAGGAGCAGCGTTACTCTGGACAAATCGGCATTTACCAATAACAGCTACAGCCTGTTCGAGTGGTTCGGCACAAATGACGGGCCATTCCACGATAACGAGGTGTTTTCATATAGGGTTTGGATGACGCCGATAGAGCCGGATAACTGCCGCTACACCGAAGTGCCGTATGACCGACTGCTGGCAAAGAATCCGCTGAATCTGCTGAACGAGATTACCGGCATCCCGGAGGTCATTTATTCGTTCTCTTATCCCGATTTGCTCATTTCTCCTGATACAGAGGAATTTTCCAGCATGGTGAACGTGGCGACCTACTCGATACCCAAGACGGAAAAAGACAACGACAACACCGACAGCGACAGATGGTTCAACTACGGATTTCTGGTGCGGGCAATCGAACTGGCGGCAGAACTACTGAAAACGGAAACGGAATGAGCAATACAAGGTATTCGCTGACCGGGGGGATGAACAACGTCCTGCCAGCCGAGCATTTGCCGGACGGAACCGCAGCCCTGATCCAGAACATGCGGCTGCGTGATGATGGCGCGTGGGAAGCGGTGAAAATCCCGGAGTATCAGGACAGCATCCAATTTGAATCGCCCCATGTCTGGAAATGGGAGCCGGTGCACATGCCAACCACGGCCGGAACAAATGAGACAAGCGTCTGGGTCTATTTCGGGGACGGGGCGTGTATGGTGCTGTGGAAAGACACCAACGGCGAACTTGACCTTGAATCGCTGAAACCTATCGGCACTTATGACCTCGATCATCTCCGGGTCTCGTATGACGCACAGCAATTCGTGTTCGTGGACGGCAGGGAAGGACACGGGGCGCAGAGAATCACCATCAACGCGGAGGGTGAAATCAACTGCCGGACGTTCGGGACACAACAACCGATCACCGCCCCAACCATCAACCAGATAGACAACAGCAAATACGAGGATAACAAATACACCGGGATGCCTGTGGGGAGCATTCTCTACTATGCCTACTGCATAGTCAACGAATACGGGGAACGCTCAAATCCGTCACCAGTAACCGTCTGCGACACAGCCCAATGGCTGGCAAAGGGCGAACTGTTGGTGGATGATTACCAATATACAGACGTTAATGGCGGAAGTATCAAAAGCGTATCCGTGACTTGCCCTATTCCCGTGCCGTCCGAAGCGAAAAGGGTGGAACTCTACCGCACTCACGCTGAATACTTTGAATCTTCCCGCCCCGTTGACCCGATGCGCCTTGTCCGCAGCGTTGACTTGCAGGATGAGGCCAACAGCGTCACCATCACGGACGCAAGCTTTACCTCCCCGGTCGAGATCGACTATGAGAACGACTGCGCCCCGGCTGGCGATGACATTGTGCTGGAGAGCGGAACCCTGTTCGTGGCAAATGCCGTGAGCGACAGGACTTTCGCCTATCCCGTGAGCCGGGTCTGGATGATCCATCTGGATAACCTTAACACGATCAACTATGTCAACCGCTGGTTCACTATCGACATACGGGACGAAGGGGACTGCGGCAATCTTGCCTGTTTCGAGGGCTTGACCGATGCGGGTGCAATCTGTGAACCCGGCACACGCAATAAATGGCGGTTTGTGGACACCGACATGATAACCCCGCTCAAGGCGTATATGTGTCCGGGGCCGGGGATACTGAAAAAGGTTACTAACGCTATGGCGGCTTATTCCAATTTGACCCATATCCAGATACCCTACGTAATGGCTTCGGCTGAAAAGATCATCTATCTGGTGGAATTTGACGAACACCACAGCGACTACGGCAACCCGTGCAATAAGCTTGCCACAGCAGACGACTACCAGGCGTTCCACGATAGCCGGATAGACAACCCGGTGCGTGATGAGAATTGCATAGTGGCACATGGGGTCATAAACAACACGACAAAGGTAAGCGATGGTTGGCAAAAGGCGTTGGGGAATAAAGCCAATGCCATTATGGATACCCCATCAACCACAAGCAACCCGGCGGTTCCTACATCATCTACGGCGGCCATATATATTGACAGCGAAGAACTTGGCATGGGTATTGCAAATACCAATACGCCAATCTATAAACAGAGTGCGAACAATGCATGGGAATACAGCAAGGCAGATGGAATGCCCGGAACTCACCGGGGGTTTATCTATGGCCACGCAGTGATAGAGCCAGTGGAGGGCGAATATAATCCACTATTGAATAACTATCTATTTACTCTTGCTCCAGTAACAGACGAAGATAGTGGGTGGGCCAAGGGTGTCCTGTGGTTGCTCGGCGATGCGAACACCGGGGTCAACCAGATAAGGTTTTGGATAAATATATACGGGACAAAAGACAATTACAATTGGGGCGTGGATTTATCCAATATCAGTATCCCCCTTGGGGAAAGGGCCAATCTGTATGTATTTTATTCCTGGGAAACAAGGTTAGCACAGGAAAGCGATTACTGGGATCAAACTTGCGACGCCACCATTGCCTTGCTATTGCACTATCCCGATGGCACGCGCAAGGCAGTAAAAAGAACAATGACCCACCCAATATGGGGAACTCACGACCCATCATATATTTCAATAAGGAATTATGAAAGTGTCCCAACCGGGATGTGGTATGTAAATCTTGGCGAGTATATCAGCGACGAGGATGAGATATATTCCTTATCCAGGTTCAATACCCACTTTGAATCTCCCGCCTCCGTGATAGGTTGGCGCAGCGAGACATCGAGCCGCAGGGTGGTGAACAAGAACGTCACCTGGGAAGCTTACGAACTGCGCAAAGAAAAGCGCCCCGGAAAGATTCGCTGGAGCTTGGGCGGGGCAGTCCCGGAGTTGTATGAGCGCAACATATTCCAAGAGATCAAGCGGATAATTCCGCTGAAATCGTGGCAACCCACAGACGAACATAACACCCTGCTCATCTGGACAAAGGACAAGGTATTGCGGATGGCTCTGTCCGGGGACAACCGCGAGGCTTCGGCGCTTATCACGGAGATGCACGGAGTAGGCTTGCATAACCCTGATGAACTGGCACAAGTGACCGAGGGCGTCATTTGGAAAGACGGCAATGCCGTGTATCTGCTGAACGCCAATTCGCTCAAGGAGATAGGGCGGCAGGTGGTTGACCTTGCGGATGAGACGATGACTGCCCTGTATGACAAGAAAAACAAGGAAGTGCTGTTCATCCCGGCTGACGGCAATGCCTACTGCTACAATCTCAAGTGGGGCGCGTGGAGCAGGCTGGACTACGGATTGGACGCCAAGCAATTCATAGAATACGATGGGAAATGGTGTCTGGTGGCGGATGGCGTGTATGATCTCGACCCTACCGACGATACCAAGCTTGCCCCGCTGATCCGCACCAAGAAGCACCCTGCCAGGATGAAACTGCGCCGCCTGACCATTCACGGAAGCGGCGGCACGGTGAAGGGCATTATCCACAATCACAGGCTCCCGGCGGGCTACACGACCACGCCAGAATACACATTTAGCGGGGATGACCCCAAGGCTATGCCGCAACTTAGCGGCGATTACGTTCAATTTGAGATAGTGACCGACACTATCCACACTTACGATATTGAGGCGGCTGACTAATGGGCTTGAACTATCAGAAATATATCAATAGACTGAAACAAAAGCGGCAGGATAACCCGGAATACGCTTTATACAAGCAGAGTATGCAGGCAATGGCCGAGCCGATGAAAGCGATGAATCGCTCCATGCAGGGACAGATGTCGCTTGCAGGCGGCTCTATCGGGGCGATAGGCAGCACCTACCTGCAAGGCCAGGCCGGGATGCAGAATCTGGCAATGCAGAGTTTCGGACAGGCGGATAGGGCGGGGATGGCTCGCAATGATGCCCTCGACAGCCAGATTATGCAGATGGAAATGACGCGGGACGCCGAGGAAGAGCGGAAAAAGAACGAACTGACCAAGAGCCTCATCACCGGGGCGGCCACGATAGGCGGCTTTGCCTTGGGCGGTTTTGGCGGTGCGATTCTTGGCGGTGCGGCTAAGGTGGCGACAGACAAGCTGATGCCTACTCCGGGTGGCGCACCGGAAATCAGTCCGGTTGTTGCCGGACAAGGACAAACCGATCTTGGAGCGGTTCTCACTAATTCCGGCTGGTCTGGCGGCGGGGGAGGCTCAAGCTTCAACCTTGACAACGCCATGCGCGGGGCGCAGATCGGCGCAGGGATTGGCGGCATAGGCTCAAGCTTTGTGGGCGGTGCAGACTACAATGCCCTACAGCAGAGCATAGGCGACACTTTGGCGGGTATCTCGGCAATCTCCACGCTCAAGACGCATCGTCAGTTTTTGGACACTTTCAGGGAGAAATACCCGCTGCTGAACACGGAGGCAGACAAGGAAACGCTTTTGACCCTGCTCACTCTGGGCGATTATCAGGGGGCAATGAATTTATTGCAGGGATTGCAAGCACCCACCGCTGACGCAGAGGCGATAGACACAGCCGAGCCTGTTGTCGCTGATGTTGCGAATGACCCCGCAGACCCCGCTGTTACTGTAACCAATGGTGCAGAACCAACCCAAGAGACCAAAACAACTGACGAGGAACAGGATGGGGTTATCAGCACGCCCGCCGCTGATGAAATAAACGCTTCTGTGATGGATAGCCACAAAACCGTAAGCAAGGACGCTTTCGTTGCCGCCCGCAAGAAAGCCGGGGCAAACCCCGCGTACGACGCGATGTTTGACTATATGGAGAAGAACGGACTTGCCTATGATTCCCCGGCCATGAAAAAGTGGGTGGAGGGCAAATACAAGGCTGCCGGAACATACAACAGATTCAAGAAAATCTACAAAGCGGCAGGCGGCGGCGGGGGCAAGACCACCGCGGAGCAGACGCCCGTTGTCAAACCAAAGGAAGAGACCAAACCGCCCGCCCCAACCGCAGAGGAAATCGCCAGCATGACTGACGAGGAACTGG